AGGTCGGCCGTGGCCAACAGGAACTCGCTTTCGTGCATCAGCTCTTCGTCCGTGAAGCAGAGCGCTCCGCCGTCCTCGAACTGGACCTCATAGGGGTACGGCAGGCTCTCTGCGTCGTAGACCGTCTCGACGGTGCCGACGCGGTTGGCGTACAGGCCGGCCGCGATGTCAGAGGGGGTGTACGACGCTGGGGCGGCGATAACGACTCGATCCCCCACCTTGAAGCGCAGACTCACGCGGTGACCTCCTCCAGCTCGTCATCCCGGAACCAGGCCCCGATCTGCCATTCGTCGTCGTCCAGGACAACGGAGGTGGCCTCGAACCAGTCGGCGTAGTTCACGGCCTGGATCGTGCCGAGCCAGCCGCCCAGCTCATCGATCTCGTCCTTGACTCGGACTCGCGTTCCCGGCTCCCACTTGCTGATCACAGGCCCAGCCTCTTTCGGTACTCGCTCACACCATGGGTGTGAATGAATGAATTGATGTCGTGTCCGTCCCCAAGGACGATGACCTTGCCGTTGGGCATTTCCGCAGCCCGCTTGTCTGCTGCGGCGATTCCCGGTTCGTCGTCGTCGGCGATGATGAAGACCACCTCGAAGCCGACGAAGGCAGGGTCGAAGTACGGCAGCCATGCGGATGTGCCTTGGGTGCCAGCACAGGGGACGTCAGCCAGCTCGGACGCCTCAGCGTCGAACTCGCCCTCGCTCAGGGCGATGTATGGCGTCGGCTTGATCAGCGCCGCCGTGTTGTAGAGGCGCGGATGGTCACCTGGCAGGCTCCGGTACTTCCCGTGGCCCTGGTGCTGTTCCTTGCGGGTCGGGGCGTAGTACTGGCCGTTCTCGTCCTTCACGCACTCGTCGGCGATGCACCGATAGCGGATGGTGGCTACCGCGTGCTCTCCGCCTGCGGGCCGGAAGTAGGGGATGGCCAGCATTCCCGTCATCCGTTCGTCACCAGTTCTCGCCGAACCGACGTACCCGATTCCGAACCGGCTCGCTGCTTCCCCCAAACCGCGGGCGTTCATGTACGCCTCGGCCGGGCTCCCCGCGAACTGACTGAAGTACTCCTTGGCCGCCTCCACTGAATCGGCCATCTGCAAATTCCTGGGCCTGCTTGAAGCCACAGCCTTCCTCTCGCATGATCACGTCCAAGCTGTCTTCTCTGACATCACAGGCAAAGCAGCTCCAGCGCTGCTTGTCCGTGCTGACGGATGCGCTCGGATTGGATTCGTTGTGCGCCGGGAGTGGGCACAGAATCTTTTGCCAGCCGCCACGGGGCTGGACTTGCACTCCGTAGTAGTGGTTCAGGACTTCACTGATCGGAGGCTTGGGGCTGTCGCTCATCTTCGATCTTCCTCGTGATGACGGGAAAGTCGTAGCGCCGGTAGGAGTCGATGTAAGACTTGTTGTTTCCACGCCATTCACGGGCGTCCACATTGATGCCGTTGGGCATTACGCGTCCTTGTCGTACGTGTACCTCGGGCCCAGAACTCGCCAGGCCGGGTAGTTTTCGAGGTAATCGGCTGCTCGCCTGAGCACTTCGGGCCTGTCTCGTGCGCCTCGGGCCAAGAGCTGACCGTTACAGCGCTGGCAGAGGAGTCCTCGAATAGCCTCGGTCTTGTGGCAGTGGTCTACGGCGAGGTTTGTGCGCCGGGTCTCCTGGCAGATCGCGCAGCGTCCGCCCTGGGCCTCGAAGAGGGTCTGGTAGTCCTCGTTCGTGAGGCTGTAGGTGGCCTGTAGGCGGGCGTTCCGGCTTGCGGTTCGCCTGGTTGCCTTTCGGCAGGTGCTACAGACCTTCCCTCGCGGAGTAAAGAACTTTTCTGCCCTGTTCTTCGCGCACTTCTCGCACTGGCGGTATCCCTTGCGAGGTTCAGCCACGCCGAAGGGTCGCCTCAAGACGAAGCTGCATCTTCATGTCGTAGAGACCGTCTGCGAGGTCCCGCAGGTAATCGAGAGGAACGACTTGCCAGGTACGTCCCTGGGCCGTCGGAAGGGAGATCGCGGCGACGTGAATTCCGCGGCCTCCGTGCCGGACGAGGTCTCGGGCCAGGCTCCGGAGGTTGAATCGGCGGCGGTCCTTGACCTGAAGGACGACAGCCACCACGCCCCCGCCGGCCGCCGCTACTTCCATGGCAGAGATATCGGGCTGCTCTTCGAGGAGAATGTCAACGATCTCCTTCTCGATGGTGTAACCGACGCCCGTGTGATTCTGCTTCATGTGGTTTCCCCTCCTACTTCTTAGCTTACGCACTTCGACCCCTCGAAGCAACTTTTAGGATGTGACTTAGAACTCTTCGTCAATATCCGTAAGGCGCATGTTGGTCCGGTTGAAGTCGTACGACGAGAAAGTCTCGCCACTCGCGTCCACCAGGCCCTCACGGTTCTTGACCGCACTCACATGGAGAATCGTGCTGTCCATGCCGTCGACTTCCTTGTGAATGGTGAGGATCAGCGAAGGCACGCGGCCGATCTTCCCCTTCACGCCGGAAAGCGGAATGGGCTTCAGGCCGTCCGAGTGCTCACCGGTCACGTGGTGCAGCGACAGGACATGAGCCTTGGTCTCCCGCGCCATGTCGCTCATGTACTCGCACATGGCTTCCAGGCCGAAGGTGAAGCCCTCCGCGTCTGCGGACGCTCCCCCGTCGACGTTCGTGATGTTGTCCACCACGATGAGATGCGGGTAGCAGCCGAACACCTCGTGATAGGCGGACAGGTCGCGTTCGATGTCCAGGGGTGTGGGCCGGGCGTTGTAGTTGAACCTGACCCACCAGCGCTGACCTAGGGCCGAGTAGTACTCGCCGAAGTCGTCCACGATCAGCTTCCGCTTGATCGTCTTGACGCTCTCGCCGGTGATGATGGCCGTGGCCCTGGAAAGCTGCGTGGCAGCTCCGGAGTCGGCACTGAAGTACAGGCACGGCAGGTTGCCGTACATCGCGAGGTTCAGAGCGAAGAGGCTCTTGCCCGTACCAGGTCCCGCGGCTATGAGGCTGAACTCACCTCTGCGGAACTCGACTTCGTGGCGCTGTAGCCCCTTGAAGGGGCTCGGAAGCGGCTCGCCGGCCGCCCCCTTCACTCCGACGCTCTGTGCGAGCGAGTACATCAGTCACCCTCCCTTGAGGGGCCGGAATCCCGACCCCTCGAAACAACTTTTACGGGTAAAAACAAGCCCGTTCACCGGGCCTCTTTCCTACTCTCAGCTTACCTCGGGGTTCCCCTCGAAGCAACTTTATCGGCGTGAAAAAGAGCAGGCATGTCGCACGTCACAAAAACGGCAGCCAAAGCCAGGGCTCGCCGGGAAGTCGCCCCGCTTCACTCCCGCATCCATGGCGGCGTACCTCTCTCCCACTTGCTCTTCCGTGATCTCGTGCAGCTTCACAACACGAGACAGGTTCCCGTTCTTCGCCAGGTACCAATCCCCTGTATTCACAGGGACGTTGAAGACCTTCTCCATTGCCACCTTGTAAGTCTCAAGCTGGAACTTGGACTTGGTGGTGCCGGTCTTGAGGTCCCGTACCCGCAGCGAATCGTCAGGCTCGAACACCAACTGGTCGATGTACCCGCGGACTTGAATGCCGCCGATCTCCGTCTTGAAGTACAGCTCCAGCGCGTCATCCCCGCTGGGCGTCATCCAGATTTCGGGCTGCTTCTCCTGGGCCCACTCCACATACCTGCGCGTGTGCTCCTGGCCCAGGACGTACCGGCGCTCGATGTCCTCGCCTCCGGTGCCGTTGGCGGACAGCCACCGGTCCGTGTTCGGCTCCTTGTCCAGGGCCTTGTTCACCAGGGCGCTGTACTGGTCGGAGAAGAGCTGTACGGCCTCCTCGGTGCTCATGGTCCGCTTGGACCGCTCCACGGCCTCAGCGGCACTGTGGAAGGCCGTACCGTGTGCCGACCAGGCGGCCGGTACGGGGACTACTCGTTCAACGCGCTGGAGGTAGAAGCGCCAGGCGCACTCCTCGTACTGCTGAGTCTGAGAGACGCTTCGGGGCTGAGTCGCGATGTCGGTCAACGGGCCACCTTCGGGCAGAGTCGGACGTAGGTGTGATTGGGGCTGCTCGGGAAGAGCGGGTGGGGGAACTGGTTCTCCTGGCGCTCGATCGTGATGTCGATGAGAAGGACGCCGTAGTCCTTCCACACTCTTTCTTCAAGGTCGACCAGGTCTTGGATCTCCCGGTCGGAGAGGTTGTCGCCGTAGGCGATGTCCCAGTACTCGCCAACGGGGTTCGCGATGCTGTGGACGATGAGCAAATTTGTGTCCTGAGTGATCCGCGTGCGGATCGTCTTGCTGGACTCGATCTCGTCCAGCACGGCCAACCGGCTTGTCACCTGCATGTCAGGTGAAGCGAGGCGCACCGCGGTACCGACCATGATCACTCCCTAGTTCGGTCGCAACCCGTCCCCTGCGTTGCGATCGCAAGCATGAGCCTATGGCAACACAACGTTGAAACCCCTCGAAACAACTGTGACGTGGGCCACTTACTGGCGGTTACACGTTTGCCTTGACCTGCACTGTTACGCAGCCGTTACCTAAGCCGTACAACCCTTTGTGAAGAGGCCCTTCAGACTACGTTCGAATCTAGTTCGAAAAAACGAAAGGCCCCGCAATGCGGGGCCCTGGGCTGAGATGATCTAGTTGTCCGGTTCGCAAGTGCTTCAAGGCTCCTTCACCCGAAGTTCACTTCCGGTTTGCTGGTTCCTACCTGTGCGGTGATCACTCAGACGGCACGTCAGGTAGTCGGAAGTGCTTCAGATCGGCCAGGGGCGGAGCACCCTTCTCATAGGGGTAGCGGACCACCAGGCGATCGTCACGGGGCTCCCGTGGCTCGAAGGCCCAGGGCTTCTCCCTCTCTGTGTCGTAGGAGAGGACCACGTTCTTCTCACGTACGCGTTTCTCGAAGTTCAGGGCGTCGCGCCGCTGCCGGTCCGACAGCTCTCTGTCCCCGAGCCTGACCCGTAGCCAGAGCCGTAGGGACTGGATGGGGAACATGGCGTGATGGGAGCCGGCCTCCTGGGTGGCGTGGACCCGCCACACCTTGGCGATCTCCGCACTGGCGTCGTTAGAGAAGGGCCTTCGTTCCAGCCCGAGCTTCTGGAACCTCTTGTTCACGGCCTGCGGCGTGACCCCGTACGTGTCAGCGATCTCCCGGTTGTTCATCTGTCCCAAGACGAACAACTTGGTCAGCTCGGCATCGCTGGGCAGCTTGGACATGGCCATCCTCGGTCGGGGCTTGTTGATCTTGGCGGGAGCATACAGACTTGTACCCCTCGAAGCAACTCAGGGGAACAAT